TGTAAATGCACCGACAACTGCGCCGACCATACCTAATGCTTTAGACCATTTGTTTTGTCCTTCTTCTGAACTAGTAAATGCTGCTGCTAATGATGATAATACTAAAACTAACGCACCGATACCTGTCGCTATAATAGCACCTCGCATTGTTTTGAAACCTTTATTAACACCACCGATACCTTCCTTTAAACCTTTAAAGCCTGATATTACCCCACCAGTTTTTTGGTCTATTAAACCTAAGGCACCTGAATAATCAGCAGCGTTTTCTTCTGCTTCTTTCATTACTTCGTTTGCTTTCTTTCTGTCTTTGTTAACTTGTTTTAAAGCAATCTTTTCATCCGTTAATCTTTCCTTAGTTTGTTTAATTTTATCATTTAGGTCTTTACGCCTTGCTAAGTCTGTAGCAGAGGTTTTGTTTAAGTCCTTTTGATATTCCCTAAGTTCTTTTTCAATATCTTCTATTAAGGTTTCTTGTAACTCTAACGATTTATTAAGTTCATCAATATTCGCTTGAGCCTGTTTAGTTGATATTTTTAAATCGTATTCTTTTACTGTCGTAGCCATTTGATATTGTTTTTAAGTTTTTTATATCCACTTTTAAAATCTTTAGGAAGTGCATATTTACCTTGTGCTATTCTGATGTTTTCAGTTTCGCCATTTGCTAATGCTAATAAGTCTAATATATTTTTTATCATAATTTTATTTTAAGGTTGTCCACATACAATATTAGTTACTATCCCATTAGAATCTAAAGTCATAGACATTACAAACGAACTACTTACACAAACTGTATCATCTGATGTTGAGCCTGTTTGTAAATATGTTCCAGAACTTGCTTTACTTGTTAATGTTTGATTTGTAAACATTGTATCTCCTATTGATATACTAGGTGCTGTACCGATAGAATAATTATAATATAAAGTTCCAATTGAACCTTGATATGATACATTAGGAAGCACTCTATAATAAGGTGTTCCTACATTTAATAATTCTAATTGACTTTTACCATTTGTTAGATTTGTAGTAATTGAATTAATTTGATAGTTCTGTTGCCTAATTTGTATTAAGTCGTTTAATTGTAAATTATGAAATATCTTTTGTGGTAAAACTGCATCAACTTTTACAAGCCTTCTACTTGCATTAAATACGTTGTTTATGTATGTGCTGTAATTATTATTAAACAAAGTCCTTGTAAATTCATTACCATCATATTCGTTTACTTCTGCATTGAAATTTATATTTCTTTCATTTCCTGTTCCAACTTCTAAACTATTAGATGGTATTATATAATCATTTATAGCTTGTGTTGTAGGTGGTGTTTCAGCATCATTTAAAGCAATATTATCTCCGTTACTAATTTCTATTGCATAAAATATAAGTGGTAACCCATAATAAGATTCTCTATTGTCATCTACAAAATAACCATATTGAGGGGTTTTGTTAGCACCATTACTTCCATCAATAAACCTTTCATATAATACGTGTTCAAATGGTATTTCAATAGTATATACATTGTTAGGTGCATCAAAAGTTGTTGTTTGATTGTCATTATATTTTAAAGTACCCCAACTTCTATTTTGTAATTGGTTAAATTGTTTAGCTAAAAAAGTTCCAAGACCTTTATAAGCATATCTTATTTCTTTAAAAGGTAAAGCTACATTTGATGTTTGTTTAGTCACATCTAAATACTCATCTATTACAATAGGTTCTGATGAACCTGATGCATAAAAACTGTCAAGGGTTTTAACTACTATTGTTCCTGTATTATCTATAAATGCTGTTAGGTTAAACATTTGAAATAATGAAGTTAAGAAATCTATAATCTTCATTTCAGGAATCTGTTCTACTATTATAAAAGGTAAAGTTGCACTTGATGATACTGTATTTGCGTTTTTATAAGTATCAGTTCCACCACCACCACCTTGACCTAATACCCCAAATGACAATTCCCATTTAATATTACCTGCTGTAAAAGACACACCACTTGTGTCAAGAGTTCCAATTTGTACAGAATATATACCACCTGATAATTGAGTTGAACTTGTATTGAATAATATTTGTTCACCTGTTACGTTTAATCTTTGGTCATATAAAGTACTGTTTTTAAAAATTTGTATATTATAGACAACACTATTATTGGAAGGTGTCATTGTTAATTTTGTTTCAATAATTTGTGTCGGTGATGTTGGTGTTATTATTTCAATAAAACCAAATATCTCATTACTAAAACCTGTATTTCCTGTTTGTGTTCCATAGTCTGTGACTTGATTATAAACTAAAGATGTTTGTCCTGTAGGTTCAACACCACCTTTTTTTCTGTGTAACCATAACCATAAATTATGAAATTCTTTATTAGTTGTATTATTAAAGAAATCATTTGAAAATGTAATCTCAGAATATTGTGCTTCTATCGCATCTATAATAGCTTGTAAACGTAAAGCATATTTTAATTGATTCCATTTAACACCATTAAGAGTACCACCATTATGATAATAAACATTACCTTCATCATTATGAAAACTAGATGCAGAATTATAAAATAATCTTTGAGTATGTGTTATTAATGGCACACAAATATTTGTACTGTCTGTTAAGTTAGCAGTCATTTTATTTTTAACATCTGTTTCATTATAAGATGTAACATTATATAATGAAAGTTGAGGTAAAGCAGATAACTGGTCATCTCCTAATACATCTACTAAGTTTATAGTGTTTCCAAAAAATGTTATACGATATGTATGAGCAACATTCTTTTTTAAATCAACCCCTTCTAATTTTATAAAACCCTCTTTAAAAGGTAATGTATTTAATTCTATTTTTCCTGCTACTTTATTTCTTGCATCAAACCCACCTTGTATATCAAAATTATAATAATGTTTGAAAATTTTATTATTAACTTTAGATGCAGGTAAGGAAAATGTTTTTGAAAACTCAGTAAAGATTTTTTTAATATCCTTTACGTTTTGTATTGTCTGTGTAAATGATACAGTTTCATCTTTGAACAAGTCAACTCGGTCTGTTCCTATATATAACTGAAGTTTTTGCATTTATGTTATTTCTATGTTATCTTATGTTATTTATTAAATCAAACGCTTCTTCAAAGTCTATTGTATATTCAATTAACCTATCATTTACAGAAGTTTTAAATGTCATATTAGATGTTTTAACTAATACTGGAATTGTTTCATCAGAAGCAGGATTTTCTTTTTTAGGTCTTGTCATCCATACATACTCACTTAATAACAGTTGCTCAAAAAATTGATTTGTATATTCAGGATAATAACCAGAACTTAATTTATGAATTTGTTTTCCTTGTGTATTGAATAATTTCATTGGAGAATTTGCATCATTATAATCAGCATATTCATCATCAGGATATTCTATTGTATTTGATTGATATTTCTCATTAGTTCTATTTAATGATGTAACTTCTTTTAGAAAAAACCATAAATCTTGCTGAACTCCATATCTATTTATAAATGTAATCTTTCTTCCATCTCCGTATTTAGTGCAATCAATTCTATTTATGTAAAGAATATTACTACCTTGATTCACGACTTGTGTGTCTGAACCACTATAAGAACTAACAGATGTAACCCCCCCACCAGTCATATAATGTACATATCCTGAAACACCAGTAGGCACATATATATTCCATTCTGTAGCTAGTTTCCCATAATTCGCTGCTAGTAAATATTTATGATTTGTAGTAAATGGAAGTGTAGGATTTGAACCATCTGAATAATAACCGAAGGCTTCAAAACCTGTGTCTGTATATGTTTGTGTAGCTACAGCAGTACCACCACCATTAATTTGTGGATGTGTTGTAACAACTGTAACAATTGCTATTGTGTCAATAGTGTAAGTTCCTGAATAAGTAATATTTAAATAATCCCTTGCAAGTTCTGATATATCAAAGTTACATCCTGTACTAGGACTTACATTTTTAATTAAAGTATATCTTAATGTTCCACCTATTGTGATTGTACACTTTGCTGACAACACTCCTGAAGATGGTATTTGTATAAATTTATATTGTGGGTTTCTTAATGCTATGTTTGCCATTGTGTTTAGTTTTCTCCGTATATTATTTGTTTTTCTACATCTATAATAAACGCATCTAAAAGGTCATCTCCTAATCTTTGTTGAGCCCTTTCAAATGGAGTTGTAAAAAAGTTTGATGTTTTAATACCTCTATTATATATGTTATTAGCGATAACGTATGCTATGCTTTTGTAGTTACCTGCTTTAAATTGACCACCCTTAGAACTACCCTTTTGTTCTCTGAATCTTACGTTTTTACTTTTAGCCCAACTTTCTATTTTTGCTAAGAATGTTTTCCAAGTTCCTGCATAATTTCCAGAACCAAATCTAAAAGGCGAGTTCGGTGCTTGTTGACCTGTGAGTCTAGCGTTGGGCGATAACTTTGTTGGGTCTTTACCTCTAACTCCTTTATCTACAAAGACTCCGTAATCATCCATTTGGAATTGTAATAAAAAAGCATCTATCTCAACATCAAGTTCATAACCTAATGAATTATATAACGAGCCACCACCTTTGTCATCTTTTGTAAGATTTGTTCTAGCTTGTTGTATAACATACTTAGCGTACTTGTCTATTATGTCTTCTAAATTAGCGTAAACCATTAGCAAATGTATATATCGTTATATATTAATACATCCATATTTGCAGTCCAACCTGCTAACTGATTTTCAAACCTATCATAAAAAGGAACTAAGTTTGGAACACTATCTAATTGATACATACTAGTATGAAGGTCGCCCATTCTTAGTTTTTGTATGAGTTTGTTTAAGACTGCTAATTGTGTGTTTAAAATGTCCTGCTCGTTGTTGTTACCTTTGAATCTATCAATAGTAGCTTCTTTTGATTGGTCAACTATATCCATAGCAAGTACGCTTATATTAAATCTTAAAACTTGTTCCTCATCTGTAACGCTATTAATTATTATATGACCTAATGGAAAGATATCTTGTTTGTTTAGATTAACATCTGAAATGTTTCCTGTTGTTACTGTGTTACAATTAATGTCTTGTAGTAATGCTGTTTTAATAGTTTGAGTTAATTGATAAAAACCTCTTACGCCTTGATTGCTCATTTAAATTTCTTTTTAATTTGTTTTGCTTCTAGTTCGTTTTTTTCTTTCATAAATGATAACATCATAAAACAAGAATGTACATTTAATTCAGTGATACTTTCAAATCTTGTAATATCTCCCTGAGAGAGCCCATAAATTGATTGATACCAACCCCATTTTCTTGCGAAGTTAGATACTCCGTCAAGGCTTCCGTCTGATTGTCCTCCAAAGAGTTCGTCATAAGTTTCGATAAGTCTAGCCCTAAATTCCACAAAAAAAAAATTGAAGAAAGAACCGCACTCATAGGCATATGCATAATTGATGGATTTAACTCTGAGTTGTAATCTATAATAGTATATTGCTCTTTTAGTTTTGCAGTTATTGGTCTGTATAAAACATTCATTGCTCTTTCCATATTATCCCAATCTCCTATGTATGTATCTAGGTCTATGTATTCTCCTAGAGTCAAATTATCTAGTTGAGGATGAAAACCGAAGTCTATATTATTAATATTAAAACCTTTAATTAAATCAGGCTTTTGTTCAAACATTTTATTTAAAACTCCTACAATTTCTTCTGTATCAGATAGTTTAAGCCTCATTACATTTTCTAATTTAGTAGAACAAAATATTTCTATCATTTTAGCGTTTAGTAATCTGTTGTTTTTAGTTTGTTCCTGTACCTTTATAAATCTTTTATATTGTGATAATGTAATATCATCAAGCGAGTTAGGTATTTCAATTTTCAGTTTCATATATATATAACGTATTTAAAAGTGTATTTTATAATATACTAAGATAATAAAAAAAGGGCAGCCATTTCTGACCACCCTATCTATATTGTAACTAACCTAAATTATTACTACAACATTTTATTCATATTTATTTTCTTGTGCATATTCCCAGACTTGTGAATGTATTGCATCATCAACCCAATCCCAATAAAAATCAGTTATATCTATTCCGTTTAATGTTACATCTAATATTTCCAAATCGCTTTCAGGTGGATTGAAATAACTTCCATCATCCCAATAATACTCATAAGAGATATTTAAATTATAATTAGCCTCATCAACATTATAATCTCCCTTTACTTTCATAGTTCTAATTTTTTTAAATGTTCGTATTTGTTTTTTATCTCTTGTAATTCTAATCTAGCCTTATTTCTGTCTTCCCTGTATTGACTTACTATTTCATCGTGAACCCTAACTTCTTGTTCCATAGTATTAGCCCAAAAGAATATACCGACTAATGAATCAGACATTAAGTTTATCTCTTTATTATTTGGGCTTTGTTGTTTCCATTTTTTAACTAAATTAATAGCAGCATCTATATGCCCATAAAACTCTAAGTCTTTTAAGTTTTGTTTTTTAGATTTAAATAATCTGCTCATTTTATTAAATTTAATCCAAACTCTTTAGCAACATAGTTGATATGCTTTTGAGTAGTCATTGACCACCATCCTAATTGAATTAATTTATCGCCATCTATCGTGGCTACGTGAGTAGTGTAACTCCATACTTTGTTTCCCTGTATAGAAAGGTTTTGTTTGTATCTGTCTAGTTTTCTCATCTTGTAAAATTTTGTCTTGAATTAACTAATATATTAATTTTTTCTTGCCAAGTACCTTTTAGTTTACCACAAATAGGAGAAACTTCTGTAATAACTTCTGTACCCTTTTTGTAAGTTTTTTTTCTAATAATAGTATCTTCTTGTAAAGTTTCTGTAACCCTACCTGAATAACCCATAACATCTCTGTCAGGTGTTGATATTTTTAAGTAACCAACAAATTTACCTTGAATGTAATAATCTTTTGTGTATCCGTGTATTTCAAACATTGTTTTGTAATTTTATTCAAATATAAAACAAATATAGTTATAAACAAAATATTTTATAAGTTTTTTTAATGTAAGGTGTATTTACCAAAGTTAGGTCTTGACAATATAGAGTATGTCGCATAACGACAGGGGTCAATGATATGATTGTTTTTATCTTCAGGTATATTAATTAACCTGCCTGATTTATCTTCTTTCCATTTATAGTTTCTAAATTCAGATATAGCATTTGATGAGGCAGCTAATATATGTATCTTATATCTTTTTAATAAATCAATACCTGCGTTTATAGAATCCCTGCCTTTTATACTTCCAAATATATTATGCCCCATCTTTCTAAGTTCACTTATTAACCTCGGCTCTGCACTATCAGCGTATATAGGTTTGGATGTTAGTTGTTCTTCTTTTAAAAATACATTGATGTCTTGCGTTGTCATTTGCGTTCTATATAAATGTTCTTTAATATATAAATCAAACTTATCAATATAAACAGATACTAAAGTTGTTGGGTCATTAGTGTAACCAAAGTCCATACCGTATGCTACAAGTTGTGCAAACTCAGGTATTTTATTTACCTCGGTATACTTAAATATAGTACTCCTACTAGCTGCTCTTTCTCCTAATCCATATATCTGCCAATATTGCTCATCAGTATCTCTTAGACGCTCTATTTCCTTTTTAATAGAATCCTCAATAAATGGATTATCTAAGTATGTAGTTTTATAAAAGACACAATCTTCTCTAGGAATTACTTTGTCATATATCCAATGATACTCATCTGAAGGGTTGAAGTCAATTACTATTTTGTCTTGTGTTCTAAATATAAGTTGTTGCCAATCTTCAAAGTATAATTCATTAGCTTCATTTATAAATAGTAAATCTCTTTTACGACCTCTAATTTTTTGAGGCATATCTAATGAAATAAATTCAATCAGGTTACCGTATAGTGAATATTCAGAGTTTGATTTATTGTGATTTAATTCTGTATATATATTATGTGATTGTAGGATTTGAACAAAGTCTCTTAATACTGTTGCCCTTAAACTAGGAAATGACTTACGGCATATTGTTATAATCTTATCTTTATTCTCAACACAGTAAGCGAATATAATCCAAAGAAGTATATTAAATGTTTTTCCTGACCTTGTACCCCCTTGTTCAACTACAATTTTGCTATTGTTTTTTACAAGATGTTTATATACAATATTAGTCTGTATCTTCTGTTTTGTCAATTATCTCGATTTGAAAGTTATTAGGCATTCCATCAGCACCTGTTATTTCTTGTCTTTCAATGTAACCTCTTTTCTTTCCTTTTGTCTTTAAGTAAAATATTGTAGCTGATGTATTCCCTCCTCCTATTTGGTCGTGTAGTTTACTTTCAGCAAAATCTAAAGCAATGTTTTCTATTTCTTGAACATTAGATGCAAACTCCTCATCTTCATTCATCCATTTATAAAATGTGCTTCTTGGTATTTCTGTTTTTCTACAAGCTACTGTAACTACTCCTAAACTTTTTTCTAATGCCTTTAGCATTGATTCCTTTTTTATGTGTCTACTTTTGTCCATATTATTTATCAAATCCAGATAGTGGATAGAAAATCAAACTATTTCTATACGCTTCTTCATTATGTTTTATTATTTTGGTTACTCCGTGTATATTATACCAAGCAGGATATACTAGAATACTATTGTTTGCCTGTTCAAAGGTATGATTAAAATCAGGAACACAAAGCGCACCCCCTTCTGTATCTTTTCTTTTAGTTAATATTACGTTTACGGTGTTTTTTAAATTACCTCTATCTTGATGGAAAGGAGCAGCAATATTAAAGTTTGATATACTGCTAGTGAATAAGTTTCCGAATCTATATTTAGGTAATGTAGTTTCTTCTATTAATTTCTTTTGTGATTCATATTGTTCAGGCATATATTGTTTTATAAGTTTCTCACTTTCTAAACAAGATAGTAACATTGCTTTTATAAATGTCTTTGCTTTTTTATTTGTATGAACTGCCGATACAGAGTTGTAAGGTCTTCTAAGATGGGGTTTCGCTAATACGCCACCTAATATAGTTGACATCTGCACTGTGTTTCTAGCTTTAGCTTCAGCCCTACTTATACCGTATTTTTTTTGCATTGTATATACATCAGAGCGTTCTAATAATGACTTAGGAACATTTTTACTCAAGAACTCTTTGTTGGCTATTGAGATGTATTGTTTAAGTTTGTCAGGTAAGTCGTTTAAATAAAAACCTATTATCTTTCCATCTAACTCTAGTAAGCAACTATCAGTTACAGTTGGTGGAACAAACTCACACCTTGAGCCAATCTTTTTATCGTGTTCTTGTTTTTGTAGTTTTAATGTTTTCATCTTATAATTTTATTCATACTCTTTGCAAAATCTTTATAATTAATTCTTACATCTGTTTTTTTGTTGTTTGTGTATAATAAAGCGTAAGGATACCATTTTTTAGCCATTTTCTTAGACCAATCATAATCTTTTTTTATTAGGTATTTATCGTGTAGCCCACCCTTATTACTTCCAACAGTCGGTGTACTAAAACCTAATTTAAGAAACTTCACAACCCCTGAACCTTGCTTTATTGTTTTCATCACAAAATCTTTATCTTCTTTTGTGTCATTATCATAATCCCAATTTATTTTATCTATATTCATAAGTACACAGGCTTCAACTGATGCTTTGTTTATTATATAGTTTTTTTTTGCAGTCCAAATAAATTGTTTATTATTAATTCCAAATAATTCAAAGGGTAATTTCTTTGCTTTATTTAATATATCAATCCATATTTCTGCACCTCTTTTAATATTCTTGTTTCCTTTATATTCATAAAAAGAAATAATGTCATCATCACACATTAATATCCATTTATGTTTATTTGTTTTAGCATATTGTAACATAAAATTACGAACAAAAGATATACCTTGATTATCTTTTAAAATATTAATTTTATTAGGTACATTATATTGTTCAAATTCTTGTGGTTCAATAAAATGTTTAAACTCTATTTTTTCTTTTTCAAAGAGTTTATATGTTTTTGTATTTGTCCTACTTTTTGTTGGTATAAAACAAATCATTTTTTATATGACTTTAACGCTTTATAAAACAAGTCTGATAAATTAACACCTTGATTTTTCAAATCATCATAGATTTTTTTAATAGGCTCAAAATCTTTTGCTGGATATTCTAATATTATTGACTTTTTTGTTTGGTCATACATAGTTTCTATCTCATCTTCTAAGTCAATCTCATCAAGAACGCTATAATCAATCGCATCTTCAGGTTGCCAAACATCAATACCCCAATCTTTTAATTCTTTAGTATCCCATCCGTTAGCTAGTATATCCCAATCCCACTCACCGAAGCCTACATTATCTTTGATGACAAATTGTTGCATTTGTTTTTCAGTTAAGTTTTCTGCTTTAATAATCCATACATCTTTTAAACCTAATTGTTCACAAGCCTTATAACGCATATTTCCACCAAGTATTCCCATTTCGCTATTGACAACGATTGGTCTTAGTTTTAACATCTCAGGAAATTCTTTAATACTATTAACTAATTTCTTGAATTTGTTTTCCTTTATTGTTCTAGGATTTACAGGGTTTGCAAATATTTTATTAATCTTAACTTTCTCTATCATAACTATATAACGTATTTAATTTAATTCTTTTTTCCATTCTAGTGATTTTTCCCACAATTTTAATTTTTGACCTACCTCATCTTGTAAGTTTTCAGGAACATCTCTTATCACTTTATACATAGGGTGTTTAAGTTTGTTTTTTAATTCTGAGTTTTTATTCTCTAGGTTTGTTACTTTGTTTTCTAAGTAATGAACTCTATCTATTTTATCATAACATAAATCAGATTTAAAAGTAAAGATATTTTCTATTTCTGTTAGTTTAGGATTATGCTGACAATAGTAGGCATAGTTGTTACTTGAATATAAAACAGTAGAGTGGTCGCTAGTTTTACCATTTTTAATATGTAATTCAGCTATATGAATCCATCGCATATTAAGTTTATTTCTAAGTAAATGATTAAACAATGAACGTACTTCTATATATTTTCTTTGTCTGCTATTTTTAAAAACGTCAAGCCCTGACAGTTCTTTTATTTTATTTGCTATTTCTATTGGTGTTAAATTTTCCATTTTGTTTTTTTAGTTCTTCTCTTTTTATATAATACGCTTCCGTGTATTTCATAATTTTGCTTTCCCATTTTGTAATGTCATCATAGTTTACTAAAAATAATTCTGCTTCTGTTTTGTTTAATATATATATAAACCAATACTTATCTATTTTATTTTTCCCTTTTATGTGGGCTTCTTTGTTTACTAATATATGTGCGTTTTTAAAATGATATGTTGATTTAATATCTATCTTTTTATCTTTTACAATTATATCTGCATTTTTAGATGGGTATAACTCTAATAATTTAGCCATCTTAAAATCAATTTTTTTTTCTGTTAAATAGTTTATACCAATTAACTCACCTAATATTCCTACTGTATCTACGTGTGTATTTTTAACACCTCTATCAAATCTAGGGTTTTTTTTTAAAAGATGTTTATTAATAACGCTTCTTGCATACCCAATTTGATTTGCTATTTCCCAAAAAGATTCAGGGTATTTAATTGTCATTCTGTCCTTAGTTTTAATAAATTATAACATTCTGTATATTTTTGTCTTGCCTTTCCTTTGTATTTTTCTTTAAATAATTCATACAGTTTTTTTGTGTATTTATATTTTGTGTTACAATCTACAAAATATTTCTTAGCAAATGCCTTCCCTTTGCCTTTAAAGTAGTTTACGTTGTCTGCTGTATCGCCCTCTATCATTTGGCTATAAAAGTTAAATAAAGCCTGTTCATCTGATATATCTAGTATCTCTTTATGTTTCCAATGATAATTATACATTAAGCAAGGAAATTGTTTGTAGTCTTTGTCAATACTTACTATCATTACATTTTGCCTACCGAAGTCTTTTGAGATATTATACCAATACCTAGCCACTAAGTCATCAGTTTCTATACCAAATGCAAACTTACTATCGTAGGTGTCTTTAACGTATTGATGCATTGGATGTAATAATGGCGGAAGTATTTGTTTTTTTCTATTAGCTTTATACTTTTTTGTCATTAACTTTCTAAAGTTTCCTTTGCTTCCGTTAAATGTTATGACTTTTTCTATATCGTATAGTTCTTCTAAGTCGTTTACTATTTTCATAAACTGCTCATCAAACTTTGCTATACTGTCTTCTATATTTTCAAAATGAGGATTGTCATCAGGGTTTTCTTTATGTCGATAGCAACTTGCAAAAATTAAACTATCAGCGTCTATAAGTAATATCATTTTGTTTCTTCGTAAACTTTATATCCGTTTAACTTTAAAAAGATAATTGCTTCCATTATTTTCTTTTCTTTAACTCTATACGCTTCAAAAATTTCGTTTTCAAAAGGTTGTGTCTTGTTCATTTTTATTTATTTTACTTTGTGTTTGTTCAAAATTTATTTCTTTAAAATAGTTTTCATTTAGAAATTGTAAATATTTATTTTCATTACAATTCATCAAGTTCTTTTTTAATCATATCTAAATACATTTTTTGCATTTTTTTATTTTCTTTTACAACTTGATTTATTATAAATG